ACCTGTAATTTGAGCAATAGGTTGATTAATTGCACCAGAAATAGCACCAGTCACGCTTCCTGTGATGTTATTTATTATACCGTTAATACCACCAGCAATTGTTCCAACAACCTGATTGAATCCGCCATAGATTGTATTCATAACAGAGTTGGTTGCATTTGTAATCGGTCTTGTTACTGATGTAATTGTTTCTCTGATTCCACCTTTGATGTTATTTACGATAGAATCAAGTTGAGCATCTAAAGTACCTTTCATTGCAGCCTTAAGATCATTCAAGGTAGTAACCTGCAATTGTAATGGAATATCTCCAAATGGATTTAGAGGAATTGTTGTAAATCCTAATCCTGGAATTTGTAGAGTATTATTAAAGTCTGCAATTGATGTTACAAACTCAAAGTTATTTGCTTTTGTTGTAAAGTTATCGTATGTTAATGTAACAGTCAATTTCATCAATTCATTTTCAGATGAATTACTTAAAGGAATTGCACCAATTGTAATTGGGAATGCGTTTTGTAATGTTGTTTGATAAACAGTATTTGCGTTTAGATCCAAAACAGAAATCACAACATCGTGTGCATAATCCTTTTTATATTGAACCTTACCTGTGGTATCATCAACAACTGAGCGTAACCACTGATCCCAAACATTCTTAATATAAAAATCATTGGTGACATAAAAGGTTAACTCAACATCATCATTAATAAATGAATAAGGTCTCTTTGTTGCCTGACGAGTTGTGCCGTGTTCAAATGTTGAAATTGAGCGTCCTGGCAATGAGACAGATTCACATAATGCGTTGATTGTAACCGGATCAGGCGCATTGGATCCGCTTAATGAAGCCGGGCCATTAAATGTAATAGCAAAATAATTTGTACGGGCAAGACCTTTCCTTGCTCCTATTTGTGCTGCTACACCGTCAACTGGATTTGCTAATGCCATCTTAACCTCTTATGCTTGCGCGTGAATCTTTCCAAACCGCACTCTTTGTAGATTTTCTAAATTGTTCAGTTGGTAAAAATAAAGCCATTTCCCACTCAGGTGCATCAACCATTGCAACTCTACCTTCAATTTGACTATAAAGATAATGTTTATAGCACGGCTTAAAGTGTCTTAACTTGCTTGCGGATTTTAATAAGTCGTATGTTAATCTAAATCTTGTTGACTCATCATACTTTTTATTATTTGTCAAATCTACCAAAGAATCAAATAATCTTGCTCTTAATGCAGGTGGAAGATAATGTAAATTCAATCCGTGAAATCCACCAGGAACTGGCTGAACCATAATTGTAAGAGGAAACAAATCATAATATGGTAACGTAGCTTCATGTTTAGGATTATAAAAGTACATATACATTGATCCAATACGAGTTCTATTTCTAGGCTCAAGTGCAGGATCTCTTAGAAGTTTACGTCTATTAACTGATACGTTCTTTACATTATTACGAAACCAATCGCGTGAAGCATCGGTGCGTGGTGTAACACCTGCACGAAATGCTTTTGCTGCTAGATCGGTAAAAAATGATTCTGCCATATTTCTCTATTCTTTAAAATTATATTACTATTTATTCAGAATACCTATTGACATTTTTGAAAATAGTGATATAATTAATAGAGAATCTATTAGGGGTAGGGGTATATACTAAGTTAGCAATTTCATACCAAGTTGTTTCAAAGTGTCTTCAGTCCATATTTCAAAATGGTAACCACGATCAGCTGCATATTTTTGTGCTGCTTTCCATTTTGCTTCATTCTTAACATAAGTCATAACTTCAGTGATATATTTTTTTGTTTGGCGTGAAGGCTTCTTTGGAGGTTGAGTTTGTGACTTAGGTTTTATTTCAACCAACACAATACGACCATTTGTAAATTTTATTTTTAGATCTATAAAATAACGATGTGCTCTTTTATCTGTTGGACAAACATAAGGTACTACTGTTTCTTCAGATGACCATGACACAACATCGTCCCTATCCTCGCACCAACGGAATGCTTGCCTTTCCCACAATGATCTATAAACAACCTTTTGTGGATCACCCATATATTTTTCAGGCTTCTTAATTCTATATCTGCCTTTGTATGTTTTAGCCATTTTACCTTATAAATAATCATAACTATATTCAGCATTATTTATTAGGACACATTTAATGAGCTTTCCGGATAATTATACCTATCCTAGAAACCTAGCGGAGTCAGGATCTAATTACATTCAATTGACAGCAATGGATAAAGAAGGCGATCCGTATGGAACAGTTTCTTTATATGCTCCGCCAAATTTGTCATGGGCAGATGGCGCAGGATTTTCTACATTTGATATGGGCCCTTTAGGAAGTGCAATTGCGGCAGGAATGTCAGGTGGTCTTAATACAAAATCTGCTCTTGCGTTAGGAGAAGAAATGGGAAAACGCGTTTCTGAAAATCAAGACCTAAGAACTATTATGGCAGGTAAGATGATACAAAATGCTGCAGCTGTTCCTGGCTTAGATAGAGCAGCAGACATTTATCAAAAATCAAAATCAATTGCGATGAATCCTAATACCGTTACTTCATTTCAAAATATGAATATACGAACATTTGTTTTCAATTTCAAAATGGTTGCAGAGTCACAAGAAGAGTCAGCAACAATCAAACAAATTCAAAACTTTATTCGTACACATATGTATGCCGCGGCAGGCGGTGGAGGTTATCTGTTATCCTATCCTGCTAAGTGGGATATTAAATTTATGTTAGGTGGATCTTCAAAAGAGAATCCATATTTGCCAAGAATTTATGAATGTTATCTAACAAACTTTCAAACAACCTTTAATTCATCAAGCCATTTGACATTTGTTGATGGGGCGCCAACAGAAGTTGATGTATCTATTACATTCCAAGAAACACGAGTACTTACTCAAAATGATATGGTAGGGCTATTATAATGCCGCACTTTTTCAAAAACTTTCCATTAACCGGTTATCAATTTAAGAAGGGTTCAAATACAACAACTCTTATTGTTGATATTTTCAAGCATGTAAATGCATATAATACTATTGACGATGCAAATGCATATCAGTATTATACAATTCTCGAAGGTGAACGTCCTGACCAGGTATCTTATAAACTATATGATACCACACAATATTTTTGGACATTCTTTATCTTAAATGCGCATCTTGCTGAAGGACACAATTATTGGCCTAAAGAATACAATCAGTTAGTTGAATACACAAACGAAAAATATCCACATAAAGTTCTAACATCATTACGCAATTCTGGGTATGGGTCTGGAGAAAATCACATTATTGCTGGTAACTTTACAGTTGGTGAAACAATTACAGGTAACGTAACAGGTGACACCGCGGTTATTAAACAAATAGATAGTACAAGAAATCTTCTTATCCTTGAAGATGTTGATGGTACCTTTGCGACTGATACTCAAATAACAGGTGGAACATCTGGTGATATATTATATAATAATGACCAATATTCATTTACGTTAGAAGATGAAGTAAATGCTCCACACCATTATGAAGATGCCGATGATTTAGAAATTCCTCGTGTTATTTTTTCTGCAGATGAAAGTGGAATTTTTGAAGTAACAAATCGAGAACGTGAAGAAAAGAAAAATGATGAGCGTATGTTTATTCGAGTCATACGTAGAGAGTTAATAGCTGATTTTGCTGAGGCTTATAAAAAGTTAATTAATACATGAAGCAGTCTAATATACATCCTACAGATAAAAGTAATCCTGGAGAACCAGGTGCATTTCAAATGACGATTATTATCCATTCGTCAAATGGAAAGACAATGGATATTACTCAAATGGTTGATTCTTTTACTGTTACCGAATCAATTTTTCAACAAGCAATGATTGCAGAATTATCTGTTGTTGATGGTATTAACTTATTTGAAGATTTGAATATTACAGGTAATGAAAAGATTCAAGTTGCGCTTCGTAAACAATTAGACCCAGATGCACAATATAGTGTTTTGCAATCTGATTGGTATATTATTGATATTCCATTATTTGCACGACCTAAACCTGATACACAAGTTTATACTTTCCGCTGTGTATCTCCATTTGGTTTAGTTTCAAAAATGAGACGTGTTGAGCATGTCTTAAAAGGTTCGTCTACTGATATTATCAAAAGGTTGTATGAAGAAGTCGGTATTGCAACAACTGATACTCAGCTTGAAGATTATAATGATTATATGAACTCAGGCGATGTAAAAAAATTATTAGTTGCAGATACACAATCTGTTGGTGTAATGTCATATGTTCCAACAAAGCCAACATATTCTGATGCTTTACAGCAAATGTTATCAAAAACTATTGGCCCAAATGGTGCGCCATTTTTTGCATATGAAACATTCTTAAATGGGCAACACGTTCTAAATTCTTACAATAAAATGATTACTACACCTCAGGTTAGTAATTACAATCAGTCTTTCTTTTATACACAAGATGCCCAAACAGAATTTTCATTTGAAGAAAAGCGCCAAAGAATTTTAGAGATTTCATCAAATCTTGGATTCTCTCCGTATAAAGGATTCCGTGATGGGTCATATGTAACAAGAACACATATTATTGATTGGGCAACAAAGCAATATCAAATTCAAGACTTCAATGCATTTAGAGATACTGGTAAAGAGTCAAGAATGGCACCTGACCTCGTAATGCATCCAGATTTTTCGGTTTCTGGCGTTGATTATACAAATACTCCTGATACACATACTTTATATTATTCAACAAATATTCAAGCACGTTCTGATAAAGATGAAGTTAATATTCATGCGCATATGCCATCTGTAGGTGCGCAGCGCAGATCT